ATTCAAGGGCTGGGGTGAGGTGTTCTCTACCTTTGCCAAGCAGAAGCGTCTGCCTATCCAGCACGTAGTGGATGCCGCTACGGAAGAGCGTAAGCTGCCTAATGGCAACAGCTTCTTCCTGCCTGTGACCACGGTCAACCTGACCAACATTGTGGAGATTGAGCAGTCCGATCAGACGCTGTTCACTGACTTCATGGCATGGGTGCAGAACTACAACGAGTACATCATCAATGCCTACGCTGAGAAAGCAACGGAGCATGACGACGATGATGACATCGCTATCACTGATAGCTTGTCTGATATGATTGATATCGACAACGAAGAGGTAGCGTAATGAACCACCCTGCTGAACTGGCACTGCATCAGTATATGGAGGATGCCGCTAACGGCAAGTCTACCATGTCCTCTGAGACAATCAAACAGATTGGTATGGATGTCATGGGTTCTGTTGCACGTCAGTTTGGTGGGGGGAACAAGCGGGATGAGTTTGGTCTGCGCATGTCCAATGTGGGCAGACCGACTTGTCAGCTTTGGTTCGACAAGAATGAACCAGAGAAAGCGTTACCCCTGCCAACAACATTTGTGATGAACATGATGCTTGGAGACATTGTTGAAGCTGTCTTCAAGGGGCTACTTAGAGAAGCAGGAGTAAAGTATGAAGATGATGCAAAGGTTACGCTCAATCTTGATGATGGTACATCCATCTCTGGTACCTACGATATTGTTATTGACGGTGCTGTTGATGATGTCAAGTCAGCGTCTAATTGGTCGTATAACAACAAGTTTGAATCCTTCGACACTCTTAGACAGGGTGATGCTTTTGGGTATGTAGCACAGCTTGCTGGATATGCCAAGGCTGCTGACAAGAAAGCAGGTGGATGGTGGGTAGTGAACAAGGCCAACGGCCAGTTCAAATATGTGCCAGCTACAGGGCTTGACATTGAGAAGGAAGTAGGCCATATTCAACAGACGGCAAACACTCTGGAGGAGAATCAATTTGAGCGTTGTTTTGATGCTGTGCCTGAGAAGTTTCGCGGCAAGGAAACAGGCAACACAGTTCTGTCTACGGAGTGTGGCTTCTGCCGATACCGCTTCGCTTGCTGGCCGGGTCTTGAGGAACGTCCCTCTGTGGTCTCCCAAGCAAAGCAGCCTAAGACTGTGGCGTACGTGAGTTTGGCTGAAGAGTATGCCTAATTACAAAGCCTTCCGTGCGGCACGAAAGTACGGTTACAGGAGCGGACTAGAACATAAGCTGTCCATCTATTTAGACGAACTCAAGATCAAATATGATTATGAGAAAATAAAGATAGAATGGGAAGACCTTGCCTACCGCACCTATACACCAGACTTTGTGCTGCACAATGGTATCATCATTGAGACTAAGGGCATGTTCACTGCGGCGGATAGAAGGAAACACCTTGCCATTAAGAAGCAGCATCCGCAGCTTGACATTCGCTTTGTATTCGAGAATAGTAGAAGGAAGCTGCGCAAGGGTGCCAAGTCAACATATGGAGAGTGGTGCGACAAGTATGGGTTTAGATGCTATGATCGTATCATTCCCGAAGATTGGCTGAAAGAGAAGGGGAAGAACAGGCACCCAAACTTTATCAAGTTCAACGGAACCAAAGTGAAAAGGAGATAGTGCATGGAATCAATTGATGAAACGGACTTCGTAATACGAGTAAGACCAACAGAAATAAATGGAGAGTGGACAGGTGAGGTTGATATTTCTATCATATCTCAGGCTGACAATCCCCTCAATGACGAGGGATACACACAGCTTATGCACTTCTGTAAGATGATGTGTGCTACCATCCCACTCATGGAACAAGACGACGCCCTGCGTAATTTAGTCCATACATATGTAATGGAAGTTGTTGACAACGACTATGAAGATGTGGTAGAAGAAGATGATGAAGTGATTATTACTAAAGAGGACGGTAACATCGTTCATCTGAGTTTCGGCAGCAAGACCAAGGGGAGTGCATGATGCGCCACGAGGCGTACATGCGAATGAGGATGAAAGAGTTACAACCAGATGAGGAGAGACTTATGGACGAGTTCTATTCAAAGCAGGGTAAACAAACTGACATGGTAAACTCCCCACCACATTACAACAAGGCTGGTGTCGAGTGTATTGACGCCATTGCTGCAGCCACAGGTGATGGCTACGAATATTATTTGCAGGGTAACATTATGAAGTACCTATGGCGTTACCGCTACAAGAATGGTACAGAAGACCTCAAGAAAGCACAGTGGTATCTTACCAAGCTAATCACAGAGGTAGAAGGCTGCTATGATGAGAGTTAAGGTCTATATTACAATTGACATTGATCCAGATGAGTACCCTATACCTGCCGATGAAGATGTCGGCATTGAGATTGAGGACGGTATACGTGAATACTTCTATGACGTGGAAGGTGCCGAAATCAAACATATTAAAACACTGACGGAGTGAGACATGAATAATTATCTACCAACAGACTATCAAAACTTTATCGCTCTTTCCCGGTACGCCCGGTGGAAAGAGGATGAGCAACGAAGGGAGACGTGGGGTGAAACAGTCACACGATACTTTGATTATATTACTAAGCATCTGGTCACTAAGCATGACTATCAGCTTTCTGATTCACTAAGAGGTGAACTAGAGCAAGCTGTGCTTAACCAAGACATCATGCCAAGCATGAGAGCATTAATGACTGCCGGTCCCGCACTAGACAGATGTCATGTCGGTGGTTACAACTGCTCCTACGTTCCTGTGGATAGTCCTCGTGCATTTGACGAGACGATGTATATCCTCATGTGTGGCACTGGTGTAGGCTTCTCTGTTGAACGTCACAACATTGAGAAGCTGCCTGTCGTCAACGAAGACATGCATCCTAGCGATACAGTCATCAAGGTTGGCGATTCTCGTCCGGGCTGGGCCAAGTCCCTGCGTGAACTCATCTCTCTCCTCTACGCGGGACAGATACCCCAATGGGACACGTCAGAGGTTCGTCCTGCTGGCGCACGTCTCAAGACTTTTGGTGGTAGAGCAAGTGGCCCAGCCCCACTGGAGGAACTCTTCCAGTTCCTTGTCGAGAAGTTCAAGGCTGCAGCAGGTCGTCGCCTGTTCCCAATTGAATGTCACGATATCATGTGTAAGATTGGTGAAGTTGTAGTCGTTGGCGGTGTACGTCGTAGCGCACTCATCAGCCTGTCCAACTTGAATGATGACCAGATGGCACATGCTAAGTCAGGTATGTGGTGGGAGAATGAAGGGCAACGTGCGCTGGCTAACAACAGCGTAGCCTACAAGGGCAAGCCAGAGATGGGTACATTCATGCGTGAGTGGGTATCCCTGTACGAAAGCAAGTCTGGTGAACGTGGTATCTTCAACCGTCAGGCTGCACAGAAACAAGCAGCTAAGAATGGTCGTCGGGATGTGGAACAAGATTTCGGATGCAACCCTTGCAGTGAAATTATCTTGCGTCCATATCAGTTCTGTAATCTGTCAGAGGTTGTTGTTCGTGCATCTGACACGCAGCAGACACTGACTGAGAAGGTTCGTTTGGCTACCATTCTGGGTACGTTCCAGTCCACGCTGACTGACTTCAAGTACCTGCGTAATGTATGGAAGAAGAATACGGAGGAAGAACGACTGCTGGGTGTATCACTGACAGGCATCATGGACAACGCTATGATGTCGGGTAAGTCAGCCCATCTTGGTACAAACATTGGTGCTACGCTGAATGCTCTCAAGGAACAGGCTGTCACTACCAATGCAGCTATGGCGGAACAGCTTGGTATTTCTCAGTCAGCAGCTATCACCTGTGTGAAGCCTAGTGGTACAGTCTCACAGCTTGTGGACAGTGCGTCGGGTATTCATGCTCGTCACAATCCGTACTACATTCGCACAGTACGTGGTGACAACAAAGACCCCATCACACAGTTTCTCATGGCGGAAGGTATTCCTGCAGAGCCTGATGTGATGAAGCCTGACAGCACTACAGTGTTCAGCTTCCCAATGAAGTCGCCTCACACTGCTGTCACACGCTTTGATATGACAGCTATTGAGCAGCTTGAGTTGTGGTTGCAGTACCAGCGTCACTGGTGTGAACACAAGCCATCCGTCACCATCTCTGTGAAAGAGCATGAATGGATGGAGGTAGGCTCGTGGGTGTATGAACACTTCGATGAAGTATCAGGTATCAGCTTCCTGCCCTTCAGTGAGCATACATATAAGCAAGCACCGTATCAGGACTGCAGTGTTGAGGAGTATGGTGAGATGCTCAAACAAATGCCAAAGACTATTGACTGGTCAAAACTGCAGGAGTTTGAGAAGGAAGACACTACGTCAGGTGGACGAGAGTTAGCATGTACGGCTGGTGTTTGTGAGGTAGTTGACATCGCGGCAGCATAATGGATAAGATAGCTGACATTCTAGTGAAGTTACTTAGCAGGTTTGTCAAGTTTGAAAAACAACCGGAGTATCTAAGTGGTAAAAAAGACTCGACAAAAGAAGCAGAGTAGTTTAGCATGGAAACGTGGTGATGGGTGGGTGCAATACAATCCTCACCCTCACCATCCTTGTTATGAAGAGTGGATGAAGAAAAGAAAGGAGAAAGATGATGAAGAAGCAGATGATACAGGCACTAAGTAATCATGCCATTGCAAATATACACTTGCATAAAACGAATATTGATATATACTTTGCTAATCCAGCAGGTATTGGGGAACACTCCGATATCTTGGAAGCAGTACAGGGTGAATTGGATAAGATTGCCCTGCACGAAGACCGCCTAGCAATCCTACGAAACTGGCCGCAAGAGGAAGAGAAAAATGACGAGTGAGTTACTGGTGCTGTTCGCAGTTTGGGTCATGGCCTTCGGGTCATGGTATGAAGTGCGCAGCCTTCGTAAGTGGATGGAAAAACAAACAGAGGAGAAGTAGAATGATTATGGATCGCTTTAAACTAAACCCCTACACGGGCAATCCGATGTACTACAAAGACAATCCAGAAGCCGTGAAGAAGCGTGATGCCCAGCGCATGTACGTCAACGGCAAAGAAATTTCAAAGAAGCACCCCCTTCACAAGCCCGGACGGTACAAGTCCCTTGATGATGCTTGGTCGCACAAGCAGATCAACAGCACCACACAGGGCGAGGTGTACATCATTGTCAACGAGGCATGGCCGGAGTGGGTTAAGGTAGGCAAGGCTAGTATCGCAGAGGATCGTCTCAACGGATACCAAACCTCATCACCTTTTCGTGACTACTCAATCATTGCTACCTTGACAGCAGAGGATCGTCATGTTAAAGAGAAAGAAATGCACAAAGCCTTTACGCACTTTGCTGACGAGCGTCGGGGTGAGTGGTTCAAGATTGACAAGGTAAAGGCAATCAACATCTTCAACGTACACGCAATGAATGAACTGAGCAAGGAGTTGCAGAGTGAACAAAAGTCTGGCTGATAACTTCGCCGCAGGTTTCAAAGCCTTCGGCAGAGTGGAGCAGTTCGATAGCAAACGCTACGGTAAACGCTATCGGCAGGTAGCCAACCCCATGAAACCCAAGACCACTCCTTATCGGGAGTGGCAGCGGGGGTGGGAGGCCGCTTACTTTAAGAACTTGGAGAAACAGAATGGACTTGGAACTAGAGGCTAAACAGTGGATGAAGGAGAGACAGATGAGCAATATTACAGCAGCATTATATCAAGAGAAGGCATGTGAGACAGCAATCTTCCCGAAGCATCAGGCTATGGAGTATCTTACTCTTGGCCTGACAGGTGAAGCAGGAGAGATTGCCAATAAAGTGAAGAAGTTTATTCGTGACGGCGCAGTCAAGGATGAATACCTTGAGAAGCGTATCCAGATTGGGTACGAGATTGGTGACGTGCTATGGTACTGCGCGGTGCTTGCCGAAGAACTTGAGATGAACCTTGGACATATAATGGAGAAGAACCTTGAAAAACTCGCAGACAGAAAAAAGCGAGGCGCACTCAGTGGGTCAGGCGATAACCGTTAATAAGGTTACGCCGTACAAGGATGTCACGTGGTACGTCAAGTGGACTGCCAGCTTCTTCATCCTGTCGGCAATCGTGATACGAGCAGCGGACTACTCACATCTTATGGACATGGTGCTTGGTGTCATTGGAATGGGATTGTGGGCATGGGTAGGATTCATGTGGCACGACAGGTCAATCATCGTGCTGAATGCTATCTCCGCTGCTATACTTGCGGTGGGAATATTGGAGTATGTCTAAACTGCCTCAAATAAGAGAGGGGGCTTCGCGGCCCCCTTTTTTATTTTGGAAGTAACTGCCGTCTGGCATTTACCCATCTCTCACCCGCCATAGCAATGCCGTTCAAGACTTCTGTACTGCTGTAATCAAGTTGTTCTCCGGGTTCCATATCCATTGCAAATCTGTAGGCTTTTACACCTTGATTGAAACCTGCGTTTGACAAACGTCTAGCACGAGTAAGCGCACGAACAAATGCAGGGTCAAATGTACCTACACTTCTAACTCCATCCTCACCTACTTCTGCCTCACGATAGCGAATGTCACCAATGTTGCCTTTGATTCCTTCTATGAATACTTCTATTGTATCTCTAGCATCTTTGTAAATTTCTCTTTTTTCGCTATTTGTTTTTGCTTCTTTCATAGCAACTTCTTCAGCCGCCATTACTTCTCTAATTACAGGAATAACCATTGCATTGAATGTCTCTGTGATTGCATCATCTACAGTATCAATACCTGTGCGTCCTTCAAACAGATACTGCTGTCGAAAGTTGTGGCGCAACAGCCAATCCTGCACATCGTTGTGAGGCGTAGTCATAGTGATACCACCAAGCAACTTGAACAGTGGCTGCACTCTAGCCTTTGGTTCTGTTCTGAATGGAGTTACCTTGAAAGGATAGGTCGCTTCTTCTGCCGCAGTCATAGTCAAGCCCTGCGCACGGAATTGTTTTCCTGCTGCCTTCTTAAAGCCACTTGCAAAATCAAGCAGTGGATCAGAGGCAAATGAACGATACTCAAGAGGACGGCCACCAAGACCTCGCTCAAGATCAACAGCCTGTACAAGAGGACGGAAAGGTCTGAAGGCTACGCTACCAACAAACTCACCTAGATACGTTTCAATACGCTTTCTAGACAGTTCACTCTTTCCACCACCGAATGCATCAACCAAACCGTCTGCAACAGGGCCAAGTGTTTGACCTGCCTTGAAGTTTGTGCCAGTAAACAGTTCTATAAATTGTCTGTTACCACCACCATTCCAGAAATCAGAGAAATCTCCATCCGGTTTTATTACCTGTGCTATTGCTTCTCCTACCCACAACGCTTGTGGCAGTGGGATTAGGGGCTTGGTGTCAATCTCATCACCACTTGGAGAATACACTTTTGTATAGTCAGCAGGTGCATCTTCTGACATCCGATATGATGTTGCAGCAGCGATACCTACAGCACCAGCGACATTTCGTTGTATCATTGCCCTGTCTGTTGGACGTTTCTTTCCTCCAGATAATGCTCTTCTAGCGTACACAAAAGGCGCACCACCAACACTCTGACCCAGATATTCCATAGCCTTAAACATAAAACGAGGGAATGCAATGAGCAATGAACCACCCGGCTTTGTTCTAATCATCTTTGTAATATCTTTGAACAGACCAATTCTAGGCTGAGAAGCATACGTAGCTTCCAATGCTGCCTCTGTAGCGGTTGTCATTATATCGGCAAAAGACTTGCCACCTTTCGGTTTGATGCTAGGTGAATCATTGATAATATCTTTGATCCTGCCCTTGTTAATAGCCTCAATAAAGTCGATACCCCACTCACGTTGCAGTTGAGTCTGTATCTCTCCAAGGAATGTGCCGTTACGGATATGAAATTCCTGCCACCTGTTTGGTGCATTCAAAACCTGTACCAAGTCTTCCAGAGCAGACAGTGTGGTATCACCAAACTTGCCTTCTCCTCTACCCATAGCAACACCTAGTTCATCTAGATTACCATACAGTTTCTGATAGAACTTTTGAAGGCTATCATCTTCAAAGATGTAGTCAATAAGTTCTTGCATCTGCTTGGGGTTGCCATTTGTGATATTAAACACATTTGACAATGCCTCAAGATCAGTGGCATATGGATTGCGGGTAGCAGCAATATCTAACTGCTCGTCTGTCAACTGAACAGGTGGTTCAGGTGGGCCAACTTTTCGTGCCTCATCACGCGCCTTACGTCTTTTTGCTGCTTGAACAACAGCAGTTTCCATGACACGGACAAGCCCCTCTTGAGGTGAGCGAATAATATAGGACTCAAGGTTACGCATTGCTGTAGCTAGTGTACCTGTCAATGCACCAAGCATAATGTTTTCTACGCGCTTGATATTGCGCACTGTAGTAGACATGGTTTCTACAGCTTCATCAAACTCTTTTTGCTCTTTTCTCTGTATATCATCCAGTTTACCTGCAGCGGTAGGCTGACCGTCTACACCGCGCAGCTTTTCCAGTATAGTACGCTTTGACCGTAGAATTTGCGCAGCACGTCTATCTCCTGCGATAGTCATGTTAGCTAAGTCAGCAGCATTCAGTCCATACTTTTCGTAGATTTCACTTAGTTCGCGGACAACCTGCTTATCACCAGTAGCCACCAGCTTCAACAACTGTTGTCCAAATGTCACTTTCTGTCCTTTAAACGGACCAGACAAGTGCTTTTCTTTTTTGAAGTGGTTAGGAAACTTATCTTTGAGGTTGACCAGCACAGCAACAACAGGCTCAAACTTGTCAGGATCAAGAATGGGGTGCAGAATTTTGCTCTGCGTACCAACAATTTCCTGCGCAGCATCCAGACCTTCTTCGGCTGCTTCATCTAGTAGATCATCAACTTTGTTGCGGCCTAACTCTGCACTCTTCTCAAAGTCTAGCGCAATGCGACCACTTGCTGTCTCACGATGGATGCTTGCTCCATCCAGCAGGTTCTGTTCCACCTCGTCAATTGCCTCACGCGCTACTTCATCTGCTTCTGCTGCACGTTCACGAGCCAGCTTAGAGGCTTCTGCACGACGCTCTGCCTTGATACGTGCAGCATTTTCTTTTGCTTCATCTACACGGATACGACGATTGGCCAGTTCTCTCCTTTTATTGAGATGCCTGTTTGTAGCACCAACTGTCTCGTCTAGTGGGGCATTGATTGCTTTAGCTGTTCTCACTGCGGTAGTGATGGGAAGACCTGCTTCCATTTCTGCCATCATAAACAGGTCTCTGGCAAACATCTCACCGCCCGTCTTAGGCTCAAACGGCAAGATATCTTTACCCTCAATGTCTGCTGCCTTTGCTGCTTCTTGGATACCCGCCAAGATAGCTGCGGTGGTAGGCATACCGGGCATAGACTTCATGGTCTCTAGCGCATCAGACTCGCTTGTAATGTTCTCTTGTACAGCACGAGTGATTGCAGCACCCAGACCTTCTGTAGTTTCTTTTAGAAACATTACACCCGCTTTACCGCCACTGAGTGCTGTGCGGGTCAGGTCTTCGGCAGTGCCGGGAATGACTTCTGTGAAAGGTTTTACCAGCAAACCATCGACTGTTTTACCTGTGACGCGCACAAACGGACGCAGATACTCAGGCACATGAGTTACAGTAAACTCCTCACCAAATACGTTATGCAATTCATTGTCGTACAGTGTAAGCGTGTCAAGCAAATCACGTCCAGCTTGGCCAAACGCAGCAGCAGTCTCTTCATATGTAAAGTCAGATTCAGGAGGTTTCGGCGCAGGTTCTGCGTCTATTTCTACAAGTTCTCTTCGGACAATGGGATCGCCCTTATCGTCAAAGCCCGGTACATCTTTGTACTCATAGCCTTGAGGTGCTTGTATTGTTGGCTGCACACTAGGTGCAGGAGTAGGTGCTGCAGCCGTAGTGTCGGGCAGCACGTCGTCTTGTTCTTCTTCAGGTTCTAGGTAGAGGCGAGTAGATGTATCCTGTAGTTCAGGAGATTCATCATCATCTTCGTCTAGATACAGACGGGTAGAAGTAGCGTCTTCATCCAGTACGGCGTCATCTTCTTCCTCAAGATAAAGTCTGTTTGCCACAATTTAATACCCTATCCAATCGTTAGCTACGCCCCACATATAGATTTTTTCACCGCCGTCTTCAGTCTTCACACGAATAATATCACCGGGTCTTGCTACAATATTATTGTCTTGATCTCGTGCCGCTGCATCTAGGGCCGCTTCAAACGAAGCCCTATCATTTTTATTCACGGGATAAGTGAGACTGAACTGGCCAAAGTCGATAGGCTTCTTCTGGTTCCTAAGATTTTGAGGTGTTGCCCCTACATTAAAGTCTGTCTGCGCACTATAGGAAGTAAGTTGTTGATTTAGTGTGGCTAGTTGAGTTCTTACAAACTTTTTAGCCCTGTCATGCTCCTTGTATTCAGACGCTATTTGTCCAATTGCAGCATCTGTAGCTGTCAAGAAAGCAGGAAGCTGTCCCTTACCAAACTTTTCAATAGCCTCATTAAAGCTGCTAAACTTCAAGTCTACGTTAAACCCAAGGGCAGCTTGTTTGATACGACGGTTAAAGGAGGTGTCCAGATTAACTTTGCTGAACAGTTCTTCTGCATTGTCGCTAACAACAAGGTTCCAGTTTTCATCTGCAATTGTTTGCGCAGCATCGACTACTGCTTGCTGTGCAGCTATTGTTTCAGAAGCAGCACCTGCCGCCTCTAGTTCTGCAAGTTTAACTTTTTGCGCATCTACCGCAGCAAGACTGGTTGCCCACAATTCTTCTGCATCCTTTACTGTTCCTTCAGATGCAATCTGCGCTTGGAGTAACTGGTTTGTAAGCTGTGCTTTTTCAAGACCTGTCTCCATATCACGTTCAATCTGAAGTGCTAACGCTTCTGCAGTCAGTTCATTATTGGCAATGTTTTGATAGATATTGTCAACTGTTGCTTCAAGTTTTTCTTTTTCAAGAGGTGCAAGATCAGCGGCACGTCTCTCCGCAGCTTCTGCAATTTGAAGCTGACGTTCTGCACGTTTAGAAGCCTCACTATCAAGACCCATTCGCTGAATTTGTGCAGCTATGCTGGTCTCAGTAGCAGCGGTTTCCACCTCAGTTTTTTCTTTTTGCGCAACTGCCGTTTCAAATGCAATTTGCTGCGCAGCAGACAATGCAGGTGACGTATACGAAACACCTGTCGGTGTGAACCCCGGCCCTTCATAGCGTTCCGCACCAGTTGCAACATCACCAAGAGCAGACCTTACAGTATCTGCGTCCATCTTAAAGATGCCACGCTGTGTGCCAGCTACAACAGAGGCAACCTGTCCGCCCATATCAATCGTGCTAGGCACAGCGAGTTTGCCATACAGAGCAGCTTGCTCATCCAGCGACATGTATGTAGGTTGTGTTCCACCTTCAGTGGTAGGCTGCGTAGAAAACAATGTGTTTTGAATATAATCGCTTTTATTAAAATCAGTTCTTGCACCTGAACGTACATGTTGCATCGCACCAGACTCTACATCTGCAAGAAACTTGTCGTACCTGTCTGTGCCACCCTGCAGTAGGGAAGCAACCTGTGCTTCGTTAAGACCATAATCATCTATCAGGATTTGGCCCTTAGACTTATAGTCACGTACAGCAATCATACGCTCTTTACGGATGTTAGCAGCTTCTTGCGCAAGATTAGATGCTGTGTTTTTCAGGGTCTCAGCATAGTTCTCATCGAAAGCTGTCATCTTTTCAGACAGCTTCTTACCGGCACCAGCAATTGCAGATTGTAATCTAAATGCCATTACATTGCTCCTCTACGTGCCATTAACCCTTTGGGTTCCTCTTCAGGCGTTTCATCTTTTTCTTCAGGTTCAGGTGTTTCTTCTGCCTCACCCATCATAGCCATTGCTTTTTTCAGCAGCGCAGGATCAGGCTCTGTAGTTTCATCTTCATCACCTACAGTATACGGCACATCTGCGTTTTTGGCAAGACCTTCCATAAGTTCCACAAGAACAGGATTGACCAGCACAGCTACGTCGATTGTGTGCAAACCCTGCATAACACCACCAAGTGTGAGTGTCTCAGCGATAGCGGTAAGAGGCACACCTGTCTCAATAATATCCAGCAAGCGGCCAGCCATCTTTTTATCCACCAGACGTGAGATATAAAAATCAATGCCCTCTTCCACAGTGTTCATCTGCGGAGGAGACTGCCACGGCCTAGCCCCAAGTTCATGGGTCATAGCCATGCCCGGAATAGGCATGTCAAAATCTGATGTTTCCCTAAATGCCATTATGCTGTATCCCCTGACATACCCTCACGGATAGCTGCCATAGCTTCCATCACTACCTGAATTTGTGTTTTAGTTTGCTTCTCACTATCAGCACGAGACTGTGCAATTTTGTTGGACACGAGAAGTCCACCACGTTTGGGAGATTCTGCTTTAGCCTTTTGCTTTTGAAGCGTACCTACTTCACGCCTCAAGTTACGACTAGCCAATACTCCGGGTTGACGTTCTATACTCATTGTTTATGCCCCAAAAACCAATCTACTTGCAATACTACCTGCCTGACTTGTCAGGACATCTGCAAAGAAACCACCGATAGCACCACTCTCTTCTGCATCCAGTTTCAGTTGTGCCAGATTGGATTGTGTCTTAGCAGACAGTTCACCAAGTGCCATCTGTACAACACGATCCTTGTCATTCTCTGCCGAAGTCCATGCCCACTCCATTGTGTCAGCATAGTAGTTCCACAGATTATCGTATGCTTGCTTAGAAACGTCAAGCACTGCGGCAGCGTTTAATTCGTTTGCCCGGTTGACTGCAGCAGTATCAGCGGTAGCAATCTGACGACGCCACTGCGCATTGCTCTGCGCAATCACAAGCTGGTTCTGTGCATTGAACTGGTCACGCTGGTTATTCATCTCAGCATTGAACCGGTTGACTGTATTAGCCTGACCTGCATTGAACTGTGCCTGTGCATTCGACTGTGTGGCATTAAACTGCGAAGTCTGCGTAGCCAGATTAGCAAAGAACTGATCCACTTGGTTCTGGCTAGATGCATTGAACTGACGCGCAGCATTGGCTGCAGCTTGGTCAGTAAACAGGCTTTGAATGCGCTGTTGTGCCTTAAACAGATCAGTCTGCTGCCTGTTAGACAGGTTAGCCATGTCCATATTCAGGAACGATTGTGCATTCATTACAGCAGCTTGCTGCCTATTGTTCAGATTAGCTGCGTCCATCTGTGCCAGCGCAGCAGCTTCTGCCATGACCATAGCCTGTGAGTTAGACAGGTTGTTCAGGTTCATAGTGTTAGCAGCACGGCTGTTCTCAAGCTGCACCTGCTGCTCTGCAGTGAAGTTCATGTTGGCTACATCACTAATCTTGGCAGCGTTCTGTACACGTGCTTGGAACTCTTGAGTAAACTCCATCTCCATGAATGCGGCGCGTTGTTGCGCAGCCAGCATAGCACGTTGTTGACGATTTGACAAGTTCTGCTGTTCAAACTGTGCAATGATAGCAGCATCTGCCTGTGCGATAGGCAGTGCGGACTCCATCGTAGCCTGTACAATAGCTTGACCGGCAAGGCTAGATGCGCCAAGTCCACGTGCAGCCATCTGCGCTGTCGCATTGCGAAGTGCGCCAGCAGCCCATGCAGGAGGATTAGCAGCATCAAAGTTTGCAGTGAGAGAAGCAAGCTGACCCTGAACGGTAGCCTGTGTAGATGGAGTGGCCTCTGCAGCCTGTACTTGCTCAGTAAACTGTGCAGCAGTCTGTGCATCAGCAGCACCAGAGATAAGTTCACCGGCTTGGATGTTCCGCTGTACAGGATTGTCAATCAGGATAGCATTACCCTGTGCGGCAGTGACATTGCCTACACTGGATGCCGTTTGCTGGGCCGCTGTGACCTCTGCACGGGGGTCTACAGTACCCTGTGCTGCTTGGGTAGCCTGAACTGCAGCATCGACCGCTGGTGCGGCTTGTGCAGCTTCCATGATATTTGCTTGTTGTTCTTGTGGAGCAGCAGCCTGTTGCGTTGCAGCCATAGCGGTAGGCACTGCAACTGCACCTGTAACCGTGCCGGTAGTGGGCTGTACGTATTGAGGTGCTTCTGTTGGAGTGACAGCAGCTTGTGTTACACCACCTTCAGGCAGACCCGGTGTAAACAGACGTTGGACAGATGACTCCTGCACATTAGTAGGCGTACCACCCTCTTGCATTTTCACTACATTTGCTCGTTGCACTGCGCCACCCTTTGCCATCTGCATGGCAGCGTTAGTGTATCGTTGCATCTGCTGTTGACGCATTGGGTCTTGTTCAATGTAACTCTGGAACTGTCCCATGTCGCCACTGTAGCCCATAGCTTTGGCGATTTTGTTCATCGCTTCTGGTTTGAATGCCTTGAATACAGCCATTAGTTAAGTCCCATAAATACTGATACCACCATTGCTACCACGAGAATAGTGCTACCCATAATCATCGCCTCTAGCCGCCACATGCGTTTGTCCAAGCTGTCGAGTTTCTCTTGGACTGCCGCATACCGGATGGCACACTCTTTCTCGTGTGCCTCTAGTTCCATCTGGGTTTTGAGTACGGGTTCCATCGCCATCTTCATCAGTCGGCGTCAGCTATGGTCAGTGTACCGGCTGCGACCTGACGCATGATTTCTGCGCTTTCTTTATTGGCAGCATCATTAATAGGCACATACATCTCCACACCATCAATGGTAGCTTTGATGCTGGAGTTGGTGCCATCCATAGGATGTGCAATGTATTGTGCGTTTGTAATGTTCATCTCATTCATGTCTATAACTCCGCACTAATATCCAGCACCCCAGCGTGTGCCCAATAGATGTTATTCGCACTAGCGCTGGCTTGACTGCTTCCAATGTAAAAGTTATTTGCATTTTGGTCGCCAAATACGGGTGTGCCGCTATAAGATTGCCCACTTGTGAAAGATGTACTTATTGAAACAGATGGAGCAGCCCTCATAGTTACAGGCATAGAATATTGAGCAAGCGGTCGGCCAGCATCTGAAGCCCATCTTGGAATAGGAAAGAAAGTGAAAGGGCTAGTCCGCAAAAAGTATCGTTTGCACCTAGCCAACTCATCCGCATACGACCGATGCTCAAACGGCGTGGCCTGTTCGCCTAGTTCCATCTGGACTCCGGTAATAAACCAAGTGGGATTACTGCTTACTAGCCAGCCTGTAGTGGCATTAAGTGTTCTAGTATTATCGCCAGCAGCCCAAGTTCCATTAAAGTATGTGCCACTGGTGCGATTAGTGCCGCCATCTATAATAAAATCTATGTCAAAACTTCTGGCGTTGTCATTATCCAATGCACCCGTAGTGTCGCCGGGAAAAGTTAGTGACTTAAATTCCCATGTATTAGCACTGTCAACTGTGTAACTTAAAGCATTGTTTCTGTCGTTATCCTCATCTCTTAGAACTAATGAATAATTAGAGGATGTGACACTAGATTTTACATAAAATGAAATAGTAATGGATTCTGCACTGCTAGTGCCTTTTTTAAGAGATTGTAGATTTTGTCCTTCAAAGCGTTGGTGCATACGCAAAAGGTCTGCGGCATCAAGGGATGACTCTGATGCGTCCATGCTAATTTTCTGAGAAAACCCAAATCCCTTACCCGCTGGAACGTCAGTTGACCTGTCTACATCAACATTACCGTCAGTGCCGCTATGGGCAATGCGCCATCTATCACAAAGATAACTTCCGTTAGAAAGCGTATCAATGCTTGTGCCACGTTGCCATATCTGCATCGCACCGTTGATAATCAGGTTCCTGTTCGACAACGCCGACTGCGAACCAATCAGTGCGGCTAGTTCTGCTGCCTTACTCATGCGAGGTCTCCAAATGTTGCGCCTGAAGGCTGTGAATCACCGTTACTGCCGGTATTAGACGTAACGCTTTTTTGTCTACACTGTGACGTGCTTACTTGTTGAGTTAAAATAACATCATTAGCCGTAGTGTTAAGAGTGGCACCGGGAAAAGCGTAGTCATCATTGTTCATATTAGCAGTAAAATTAAACCCATAGTCAGAGGCGGCGACATCAGTGACACTTGCAATATTGTAACTGTCTTTTAGTGTGGTATCATTTGAACTCCACCACGCCTTTGCTGTGCCGTTGGACACAACCGACGTAGCCACGCTGTTGTTCCCGCTGGCATCCTTCAGGGTGTTTACTCTCAGTTCACTAGCCATTATGCA